ATGAACCCATTTGACATCATTCCAGACACCCACGGCCAATCCGCCAAACTTGACGCTGCCCTCGCTGTGCTGGGGTGGAGGCGGAGTGCTCTCGGATGGACCCATCCCGATCCGGATCGACAGATCGTTTTTCTGGGAGACTTCATTGACCGTGGGCCGGATAATCGGGCTGTTCTCAAGACCGTCCGCGAACTTGTCGATGCAGGCAAGGCCAAGGCGATCATGGGCAATCATGAGCTCAACGCTCTCCACTTCCACACGATGCACCCCGATGATGGTCAGCCGCTTCGTGCGCATTCGCCGAAAAACATCCGGCAGCACCGAACGTTCCTGGACCAGTTCCCGCCCGGCGATCCGCAGACGCGCGACGTTCTGGACTGGATGCGAAGCCTGCCTCTGTTTCTTGAGGAGGACGGGTTTCGTGCCGTGCACGCCTGCTGGATCGACGCCTCATTGGATCGGCTCAAGACGCTGACCGGGAATGGCGTGCTGACCGAGGAACAGCTGATCCGAGCTGCCGATCGCGACGAAGCCGACGAGATGTTTATCTTGGCCGAGCAGATTACGAAGGGGCCAGAGCATCGGCTACCGGAAGGCTGGTCGTTCACGGACAAGGACGGGACGGAGCGAGATCATGTGCGCCTGCAATGGTGGAACGCGGCCGCTCGCACCTGGCGCGACATAGCGATCTCTGTGCCGTCAATTGAGGGCCTGCCTGACGAAAACCTGCCGGAGACGCTTTCGGCACAGACCTATCCAGCCACTGCGCGACCGGTGTTCTTCGGGCATTACTGGTTGAGTGGCGACCCGGTCCTACAGGCACAGAATGCGCTTTGCCTCGACTATTCTGCGGGCAAGGAAGGCCCACTGGTCTCTTATGATATGTCCGACCTGGCCGGACCGCTTTCGAAGGACAAGATCCGGGTACATCCGGCGATCAGCTAAAACGGGTGGCCATCAGTCGAACACCCTTTCCGGCTGCTCGACCCATGGCAGCTCCGCCACGCCGCAGAGGTCGAAGATCGACAACACCGTGGGCTCGCGCCGCAGCACCAGCCGTTCCAGCACCGATGGCGATAGCCATGCCAGCCGGATCACGCGGCTGACATAGCGGTCGGAGATACCTTCCTCTCTGGCGAGATCGGCGATGGTGTTGACGTCGCCGCGCTCAAGCCTGCGCCGCCAGTCCCACGCCCGGCCGATGGCGCGCAGCAGGCGGGCGTCCTGGCCGCGATCCATGGCCACCTCTATCTCCTTGGGCGGCAGGATGCGCGGACGGCCGCCGCGATTGCGCAGGGTGAGCGGAATGTGGACGCGGAGGGTTTCCGGCTCTGCCATCACGCCACCTCCGGCTTGGCCGGTGCCATCAACGCGGCAATCGCACCCAAGCCCTCATGTCGGAGATCGACCGCCAGACCGGCGTCGCTGGCGGTGACCCGCGCCACCAAGAGCCGGACCACGCGCGCCTGTTCTGCCGGGATCAGCGCCTTCCACATGTCGTCGAATTGGGTCAGCGAGGCGCTGATGTCCGCCTCGCCAAGGTCTGGCCGGTCCTTGCGCAGGGTCCGCGACACCCGCGCGGCAACCTCCGGCGTGCGCAGCAGGCGACGGATTTCGCCGACCACGGCATCCTCGACCATGCCACCCGGCAACCGCTGCGGCCCGCGAAGCTCTGCCTTGGGGCGTTTCTTGATCACGTCCATCGAGACATAGTAGCGATAGCGGCGCGTGCCTTTCTTGGTGTGATGCGGAGTCATTGCCACGCCGGTCTCGGTGAAGATCAGCCCGCGCAGCAGCGCCGGTGACGGCTCCTGAGCCACGGCCTTCCTAAGATACCTGTTGTTCGCGATCACCTCATGCACCTCGTCCCAGAGCGTCTCGTCGATGATCGCGTCGTGCTCGCCGGGATAGGCGCTGCCCTTGTGCACGGCGAGGCCGCGATAGACCTTGTTGTGCAAAGTCTTGAGGAGTGAGGTCTTGTCGTAGGGTCTGCCGGTCTTGGTCAGGATCGCACGCGCATCTAACTCGCGGACCACCTGCGCCGTGGAACTGGACCGGGCGTAGAGCGTGAAGATCGTCCGCACCGCCTCGGCCTCGTCCGGGTCCACGATCAGCTTGCGGTCTTTCACGTTGTAACCCAGCGGCACCGGCCCACCCATCCAGATGCCCTTCTTGCGCGACGCAGCGACCTTGTCGCGGATCCGCTCGCCGATGACTTCGCGCTCAAACTGGGCAAAGCTGAGCAGGATGTTCAGCGTCAGCCGCCCCATGGATGTGGTGGTGTTAAAGGACTGCGTGACCGACACAAAGGTGACGCTGTGCTTATCAAAGATCTCCACCAGCTTGGAGAAATCCATCAGGGCGCGGCTGAGGCGGTCGATCTTGTAGACCACGACGATGTCGATCAGCCCGTCCTCGATGTCGGCGATCAGATCCTTCAGCGCGGGCCGCTCCAGCGTGCCGCCAGAGAAACCGCCGTCATCGTAGCGATCACGCAAGCAGACCCAACCCTCGGCCTTCTGGCTGGCGATATAGGCCTCGCAGGCCTCCCGCTGCGCGTCGAGGCTGTTGAACTCCATGTCGAGCCCTTCCTCGCTCGATTTGCGGGTGTAGATGGCGCAGCGCAGGCGGCGGGGTGGTTGCGGCTGTGTCTGGCGCGTCATTTGCTGATCCTCGGGCGTGGGGTGAAGCCGAAGAACTTCCAGCCGTTCCAATTCGCGCCGGTGATGGCCCGCGCCGCGCCAGAAAGCGATTTGTACCGACGACCTTGCCACTCGAAGCCCTTCGTCAACACCGTGACAGTGTGCTCGACGCCGTTCCACTCACGGACCAGCTTGGTGCCCGGCAAAGGACGTCGTGGGTCGGTCATCACCTGACCGGGCTCGCCGGAAGCCACCTCCGCCGCCAGCGCATCCAGCGTTCGCCGTGTGTCACGGCCAATGCCACCAAGGGCCAGTTCCTGGATGCGGTAGCCCAGCCGCAACTCAAGGTTCTGGCGGCTGGTGTTCGGCGCGGGCGCATCAAAGATCGCCGCCCATTTCTCGCGCAGGTCCGGCACGGTCATGGCCTTCAGCGCGACCAGGTCCGCCAAGACAGCGTGGTTCGGCGCAGCACCAATGCCTATTCTCTTTTCCACTGATTTCGTTGTTGTTTTCCTCATTCGTCCTCTCCAACTCGGGTTCGCAACTGGTGACGACGACGGCGAACAAGGGCGAGGATGTCCAGCGAACTGTCTCCTTCGTCCGAAGAATTCTCATTTATTTTCGGTGGGTTGGTGCGATCCACGGCTGCAGCGAGGATCCGGGCGAGTTCTGCCAAACGCTCATCGGTGGTGAGCATTTCGGGCGAAGGGGCAAAATTGACGTCGGTATTGGGCATGGTGGGCGAACCTCAGGTGTTGTTTTGCCCTGTGGTGGCCGCGATGCGAAAGGGATTTCAAGTTAAAACAATGGGCTGTCGTAGCGCGGCGAAATCAAGAGAAGCCAAGCGTTCGTGTGATTTGGGTAGGATTGATGGACGGGCCACGGGCTTCCGTCGCACCAAGGATCAACGTCGAAGATTCGCAGCAGGCGGATTTTGCTAAATCGGAGAGCGGCGAGGCTTTATACTGGTATTCTACCAGCATGGAACTCAGTTTTCACAGCGCCGCGAGTGTAAAGTTGCGCATCCGGAAACGGACTTGGTCAGGCGCATAAAAAGGCAGGCGGCGATGCGGCTGCGCAATACAAAGAATACCTAAATTTCAGCTGAGGTTACGCCACAGGGGGAAGGACGGCGGCGATCGCTTCATCAAACAAATATTGAATTGCGCCCGGATTGCGCTGAATGCCACGAAAGAGAGCTGCTTGCCAGCTATTCTGACCCTTTGCCGCACATGCCACCCGAAGTTCTTGATCGAGCTGAGTCGTTATACTGGCGATGCTCGGTTCGGAATCACGAATTTTGATTTGTGTTGGGAGCGATGACCATTCGGTTGCCATCGATAATTGAAACTGCGTCCCCAAGACATTCTTCAAGTGGAACTCCACAATTTCGTCGCGTGGCACTTCAAGGCCTGGAAGACCAAGTGGAATAAACCTAGCTGCCTTGAATGGCGGTACGATCTCTACGTACCAAATTTCCTGTCCGGCCCAGTCGTCAAAGTAGGGATGAATGAAGCGCCGAGGCTCACCACCATGAACAGTAGTTCCCTTTCCACCGGAGTTGCAGTGGCTGCATGCGGGGACGAGGTTTGCCCGCATGATCGAAAACTCTGGATAGACTGTGCGAGGTAGGTAGTGGTCGAGATCACCAGTTACTGGCGACCCGCAAATCGGACACGACTTCAGTCCCTCTTTCCTTCGCATGCGCCGAAGCTCACCGGAACCCTTGCGAGTGTCGTAAAGGGAGTATTGGCGGTCGCCTACACCGGGGCCGAAGTCGCTCGGAGCAACCGCAAAAGGACTTCCGGCATTTGCTTGGTATGCCTTATACGCGGCGATCCAAGCGGCTTGGTGGGGCTCCCACTCAGGCTTCTTGGCTAGTCTATTGATTTCCGCCTCATCATCTTCGGCGGGGACAGGAAAAGGCAGGTGCTGCATGTCTCAGGCTTCTGGTTCGCCATTCTCTGGCCCGTCAGCCTGTGGTTCTGCCAGCCGACGAGCGATGAAGGAAAGGCTTTCCGAATTCAGTTGGTCCCCAAATCGTTCGATGACACCTTCAATCCCAAGTTCACGCCCAGTCTGGTCGGCCCAATCGGTCAAGGTTTTCTGAAAGCTATGGGACATGGACGTATCTCCAAATACAAACTGAGAAATGCTGTCGATGGTAGCGCCGAATGTCTGCATGCGAGGCTGGTCGATGCGGATCTGACGGTTCTCCAAGGTCAGGACATTGACGCAGTTTCGAGGCGTTTCGCGCACCACATATGCTGAGTGCGTCGCAATTATTGCAATTGATCCTGTCGACTGCAGTAGATTATCGAGAATTTCCATGAGGTTAGAGATGAAGTTTGGGTGAAGATGTGTTTCGGGCTCGTCCAGCAGAAGCAAGCTGCCCTGTTCAATCGCTGACGCTGCCTGAGCTGCAAACCTCATCATTGCGTACTCACCGCTGCTGAGGCGACGCACTTGGCCATGTTCATTCAGAATTACCGCGGACCGATCCCAGTCTATTTGGTGGATCAGACGGATTGAGTTTTGTTCGTTCAGTGCCCTGCGAATAGGAAAATAGTCTTGCCCCCCGACGTTGATGGCATGAGGCAACCTGTCTTCTGCAGCCTGGGCAAGAATTGGCAGGTGAAGGCCCCTCCACAGACCAATGGAGCTAAGAGCCTCCTTAATAACATCCATTCGAGATTTGTCGCGCAAGGGTCCGAAGACGTTCAGCTCGTCAGTCTTTCGACATGCAACTAGGGCTGCAAGAAGAGAATCGTTCTGATCGTCAATTGGAGAATTCACCGCATAGTACTCATAATCGATACCGCGCCACGCGCCAATTGATCGAGGGAAAGGGTCCGTCGGAACCGAAGAGAATACGATTACCCTAGAGGGGTTCAGGCCGGGCATAAACCGTCGGCGCCCAATCTCGGCTTCCAGAGAATTGTGAAGTCCATCGACAATTGCCCTAAGAAGTTGTGTCTTCCCAACACCATTTCGACCTATAAGAACAGCGGTTCTGTTTCGAAATACTGCATCGGGGTGGAAGTGGAATGGCAGCGTATAGGGGTTGTCCGCACTGAGCATCCGGGCCGAAAAGACGAAATCTGCAGCCAATTCGGCCACCGGAGGTGGCGGGTCGGGCCTAAAGTGGCGACCACCTCGTCTGAGAGCATCATAGGCACCACCGAGCCGAAGAGCTCCAAAATGGAAATCTTCGGTACTTATCAGTTCGAGGAGCTCAAGATTGTTTCCCTCCGTCCGGGCGACCGTGGCATCGTGCATCACCCGCAGTGCGCTTATTCCAACGTCGAATCCAAGCGCTTCAATAACATCATGGTACATTTCGACATCAGGTAATAGCGTAGCGAAAGGCTGTTCAACGGCGTCTACTTGGAGGACGTTGCCGTACTGTTCAAAGAGCTCAGCGAAAACAGCCGAACTGCGGTGCCTTCCCTGGAACATCACCCGCATATGAAAGTCTAAGGTACCTCCTGCCACGGGACGAACGTATAGTTTGGCAAAGAAGTTGCGGCCAAAGTCATTCCAGCCCGGGTTGTCGTTGTCGGGTATAATCGCAATAACTGGCGTGGGGAAATCTTCCAGATCCGCAATGGATCGCGCAAAGAACACGTCGACGGGCGCGTCAGCCGGGATTGGTTCGGGCATTTACTATTCTACTCCTCCACGGCGTCTTTTAGAAAAGGCTAGATTAGCCATGTTGAGGCGCCGCACAAAGCGCGAAGGTGAACCCCACAACATGTGCTGACCTCCCGCTTCCTTTACTTTCAGCTCCAACGTCCGGGCTGCCTTCGGACGTTTGGCCCGAGTTTCATAACGAAGCAATGGCTGTCATTGCCTTGGCACCCCGTTCACCATACAATCGGTCTCCAACCGCAGTGCCGCCGGCCATAACGGCGTTTTGGTGAAAACGCTTTGCTCGGTGCTCCGGAAGCCCTTGGCGCGGTCCATGTGCAGCAACCCGGTCCAGCAGAGAGGCCGAAGCACTTGGATATGGAGGCTGCTCAGCACATTGTCGAAACCACCGGTTGGATCCGGCTCGCCGAACAGCACCTGACGGAGGTCAGCGCCGGTCGCGCCGTCCTCGGTCTCGACGTTCAGCACGTTCAGGAACACGTCCCAATTACCCAAGATCGGCTCGTCATCGAAGCGCGAGAAGCGGGCGTGATTGACCTCGAAAAGGTAGAACGGCGTGACGATGCCGAAGATACCACCGGCATGGCCAACCAGTCCCTGGCCTGCCTTGGTCAGTTTGAACTGGCCCTTGTAGTGCCGCCCAATCTTTAGCGCGATCAAGACGTCGTGCAGATCCATCAGTGGGCCGAAGTCGATCTCGTTCAGCACCTTGTTGACGGCGAAGAGGTCTTCCTCGGTGTGGTCGGGCCAGTCGAACTCACGCGCCGCCCAGTGCACGAACACCCGCTTGAAGGCCTTCGACGGCGTCAGCCCAATTCCACCATGTTCGGCCATGTAGGCGAAGGTCTTTTCCAGTGCCCGCACCATCGGTGAGTGCGCCAGCGCGGGGTTGGTATCGTCTATCTTGTGGAATTCGATCAAATCATCCTTCCTGCTGACTTGTCATGTACCATATCGCCTAATTCACACCATGAGCATCGAACAGTTGTCTGAAGAACGAAGCTATCAACCTTTCCACTGCTTCATGGCCCGCCTCGTTGGCTAGTGAAAACTCCGCGCCTCCAAAACGGAAGACTTCGTATCCTCGGAGCCGCAGCGCGCGATCGGCCTCGACCATCCGAGCATACCGGCGCGGGTCGGCCCGGTCGCCGTCGGCATAATGATGCTTTCCATCGATTTCGATGACTACCCGTTGCCTGCCGGGCAAGAGCATCAAAAAATCCATTCGTTGTCGAAATAAAGCTTGTTTGTCGGATAGTCTCCTAACGATTTCGGGATCGTAGTGGAGGTAGACTTGTGGGATGAGCGCAGGTAGTCGCTCACCAAGTTTTTCTGAGAAGAGCCGGAAATACGCAGCGAACAAGTGTTTTTCGGGGCCATCGTCAAGGGAGGCAATGAGCCGTTTTCCTAGTGCAGTGCGTGCCTCTACCAAATTGGATAGGCTTTCGCGCTGCATCCACCAGCGCACAAGATCAAGCCATGTGAGTCCGTTTCCAATAGGTAAGTCAAATATTAGGCAGCTTGCTGCGTGGTCGAGGACGATGATCTCGTTATCAATGGCGTCAGAAAACCCCAGTCGTGGTTTGGGGCCTATCGAAGCGAAAATCAGGTTCTTCGGTCGGCCTTCGACGCCTCGCCGCACTTGGCGAACAGTATAGGTTGCACGACCGGAAATCTCTCCGGTCCGAGCAACCTCGTATCCATCAATTAGTAATATTTCGGACAGTGCGATTGCCAGCGTGCCTTGGGCATCCGCATCGCGTATTCTGGGGTCAAGGGTCGATTCAACGAGACGTGCAAAACGCCGTGTTGGGCAGGCCGTTGCGCCTACAAACTCAAAGACATCCCGCGCGTTCCAAGTTGGTTCGGAGCCGGTCGCATGGATCCGGAGTTCGTCGACCTTACTTGGGCCAAAGAAGTCCGCAGCGCCGCTGAGATCGAAAAGCGCGCAAATTATGTCAGGTCGAACTCCCTCTCCATGCATCCGTGTAGCGAGTAGATCAGCGATCCGATCGCGTGTGATTGCTGTGATTGCCGGCTGACCTTCGTCTTGCAGTCGGAAGACCGCATCTTGGAGCGGGATGTCCTTCGTTTGCTCTGCAAATTCCAGCACCAGTTGAAGAGCTTTTTGTTGCGGAAGGCTGGCAAGCGTATTGCGGGCGACCGTCCTTTTGCTGTCACCGTCGACCAAAGCAACAGAGCGGTTAGTGAAGAAGGTATCGATATCCACTCCCCTCATTGCGTCCCTGAAACGGCAACCTGCGGCCTCCAGTATCTCCTCCAGAAGATTATTGTCCTGCATGTTTGCGTCGGCGCCTGAAGCCATTCGTTCAAATCTCCCGCGCGAACCAGCGGATGCGGCCGATGATGTGGATTTCCTCGGCGCTGCGCTCATAGGGGCTGTAGAAGCCGTTGTCCGAGATCACCCGCACGGCGGGCGGATCGCTGTTGGGGACGTGCTCAAGCCGCTTGGCCACCAGCCCCATGCCATCGTCCAGCACGAAGATCCCGGGCGGGTTCGGCGCGCGGCGGGTCATGTCGACCAAGACGGTGTCGCCGTCCAGCAGGGTCGGCGCCATGCTGTCGCCCTCCACATGCATGATCCGCAGCTGCGACGGGCTGGCCTTGAGGCTTCCCTTTATCCAGGATCGGCGGAAGTGGTAGGCGCGGCCGGGCGTGTCGTGATCCTCGGTCACCACCGCGCCGCCGCCCATCGATGGGCGCGGGCTGGCATGTGCTATCGCCACGAAGGTTTCATCCGGGTTCTCGATGAAGGGCGGCTCGCCTTCGACCTCGCCAATGCCGTGGATTAGCCATTCCCGCTCGACCTTCAGAACGCGGGCGACCTCCGCCAGCTTGTCGATGCCGGGCCGCGCTGAGCGGCCGCGCAGGATGTCGTAGACGAAGGATCGGTTGACCCCGGCCATCTCTGCGACATGAGCAGGGCTGAGCCCGAGTTGGTGGGCGCGGGCGCGAAGGCGGTCTGAGAGCGTGTGATGCTCGGTCATGTTTTCCCCAGAGGGCTGTGGATCAAATAGGATAAAACAGGATTGATCGGAGGGCGTCAAGGATTTAGAACAAACCCTAAACACTCAATGGCAGGAATCGGGGGTCAGATGGAGATCGAGAAGGCGTATTTTACTCTGCCGGAGATCCTCGATCGCTGGTCCATCTCCGAGGCCGACCTGATCTATCTGGCGGAGAACGACAAGCTGCGGCTTTCGGTGCGTGTCTTCGGTGTGCCCTTGGAGCTGGGGGATTACGAGGAAACCCAAGAGGGCGAGCACTTTCGGGTTCCAACCGAGCAGAGCTATTATAGCGGTTTACTCGAACTTCATGCGCGGGACGTCTTTCAGATGTTTCGAGCTGCCGAGTTGACAGTGAGCGACTTCCGTACGCCCGGGTCGGACTATGCTTCAATCTGGGGTGATCGCGATGGCGTGGCTCTGAGCATTGAGGATTTGCTGCTAAGGCGGGAGGAACGTGACCGTTTCGAAGCCGAGACCGGGTTCTCTGGCGCAGAGACCGGCCCGCAGCTGCCTGTCTTCAGCGCGTCGTCCGACTATCACGAGGTGCACTGCGGCGGGCACCAGTTCCGTCTGGGCCCGATCCAGGCGCAGGTTGCCCGTGCGCTGCATGAGGCTGCGCGCCGGGGTGAAGCATGGCAGAGCGGCAAGGCGATCCTGTCGGCGGCGGGCTCGAAGAGCCTGAAGATGTCCGACGTGTTCAAATCCCAGAAGCAGTGGCGGTCGCTGATCGAATCGAATGGCCGCGGCAACTACCGTCTGAACTGCGGCTGATTCCGACCCGTCCCGTTCCGGCACGCGTGTCCCTCCGGCTCCACAGTGGGATGCGCAAGGGGATGAGAGTGGGATGACAATCCCCCGCCTCATTGTTCGCCGCTGAGTTGCAAGGCTTAAACTGATCCCCCTCCGCATCCCACTTCGATCCTGACGACATCCCACAGCAGGATTTCGCATCTTCCTCCCAACGCAGCGAGCGACAGGAGACGAAGATGCAGCTCAAACACCTCAATCAGAAAGAACTGGCCCGGCGCTGGAACATCTCACATCGCACGCTGGAGCGGTGGCGGTGGGCCGGTGAAGGCCCCCAGTTCATGAAGCTGGGCGGCCGTGTGGTTTACCGCATGGAGGATATCACCGCCTTCGAGCAGGACCAGCTGCGCCACAGCACCGGTGCGGATGCACATGCGGGTGCCGCATGATGGTCCGCCTCGATGCATTCGCGGCCGACCGGGTGGTGCCGTTCTGCGCCGCGGCCGGTCTAGACGAGGTCGGGTTCTGCGCATGGGTCGCGCAGGCCGAACCCGGCGAGACAATGGTCTATCACCGCGGGTTTCTGGCGGTCGATGCAACTGCAGTTCTCTCGAAACTGCCTGCAGACCGTCAGCGCGCATTGCGCCAGGTCGCGGCAGCCGCCCTTCGCGCGGCCGAGCAGAATCTCGTCCATCTCGTCCAGGCGCGGATCGGCCCCGACCACTTCGCCTACATCGCCGTCGCCCGGCCCAAACCCCGATCCAGCGGTGCCGCCTTGTCGGTCCGCCTGCTCGAGGCCGCGTGATGCCCGCCTTCCAATCCTTTTTCACAGATCACGGAGATCCTTTCATGCCATTCCCCGAGAACACCCCCACGCTCGATGATCTGTCCTCCCTCAGCGCGACCGAGATCGCGACGCTGCCGGTCGAGTTGCTGGCAATCCTGCAGCGCGAGATCGACGAGCGTCTGAAGCGCGACAAGGCGGCCAAGACCCGCTTCGATGCCGGACTTGCCATCCGCTACGCCAACCGCGCCGCCGAGGTACGTCAGGCCGCAAGCAAAGACACCGGCACTGTCCGGTTCGACGATGGCGATTTCACCGTGGTGGCCGACCTTCCGAAACGGGTGGATTGGGATCAGGACCGACTGGCCGACATGGTCGCTCGGATCCGCGATGCTGGGGACGATCCCGCCGAATATGTGGATCTGGCCTACAAGGTGCCCGAACGCAAATACGCAGCTTGGCCTGAAGCGATCCGCGCCGGTTTCGAGCCCGCGCGCACCGTCCGGCCCGGCACGCTGAAAGTCGAGATCCTCGCGCAGGGGGCTGACCAGTGAGCCTCCCCATCATCAGCGCCGACCAGCGGTTGGCGGAGCCGCGCGGCATCAAAGGCTGCATCTTCGGCAAGAGCGGAATTGGCAAAACCTCCCTCCTTTGGACACTCGATGCCGAGCGCACGCTGTTCATGGATCTCGAAGCGGGCGATCTCGCCATCGAAGGCTGGTCCGGTGACAGCATCCGGCCGCGCACCTGGACGGAATGCCGGGATTTCGCGGTGTTCATCGGCGGGCCCAACCCGGCGCTGCGCGACGAGCAGCCCTATAGCCCGGCCCATTACAAGGCAGTCTGCGACCGCTTCGGCGATCCGGCAGCGCTCGACCGCTACGACACCATCTTCGTCGACTCGATCACTGTGGCGGGTCGGCTGTGCTTCGGGTGGTGCAAGGGCCAGCCCGAAGCGCTGTCGGAAAAGACCGGCAAGCCCGATGTGCGTGGCGCTTACGGGCTGCACGGCCGCGAGATGATCGGCTGGCTCACCCATCTGCAGCACACGCGGGCGAAGAACGTCTGGTTCGTCGGGATCCTCGACGAGAAGCTCGACGACTTCAATCGCAAGGTGTTTCAGCCGCAGATCGATGGTTCCAAGACCGGGCTCGAGCTGCCGGGTATCGTCGATGAGGTGATCACCATGGCGGAGCTGAAGGCCGACGGCGGCGATCCTTACCGCGCCTTTGTCTGCCAGACGATCAATTCCTGCGGCTTCCCGGCCAAGGATCGCTCCGGCCGCCTGGCCCAAGTCGAAGAGCCTCATCTCGGCCGCCTGATGGCGAAGATCCGGAAGCCTGCAGCCCCGGCACTCGACCGGTTGACCTACGCCCCGCCGCCTGCCGATCCGGCCGGTGCCGATTAATCCCAACCTCAACCCTGATCAGTAAAAAGGAGGTTCCCCATGGGTTCCTGGAACGATTTCAACGACGCGCAGAGCAACACAAACCTCATCCCCAAAGGCACGCTGGCCAAGGTGCGCCTGACGATCCGCCCCGGCGGCTTCGACGACGCCTCGCAGGGCTGGACCGGGGGCTATGCCACGCGCGGCTCGACAGGTGCTGTCTATCTCAACGGCGAGTTTACCGTGACGGAAGGCCAGTATGCCCGACGCAAGATCTTCACGCTGATTGGCCTCTACAGCCCCAAGGGTCCGGACTGGACCAACATGGGCCGCAGCCTGGTGCGCGGCATGCTGAACTCGGCGCGCGGAATTTCCGACAAGGATATGTCGACCGAGGCCCAGGCAGCCCGGCGTATCAGCGGCTTTGCTGATCTGGACGGCATCGAGTTCATCGCGCGCATCGACATCGGCACCGATGCCAGCGGCGACGACAAGAACGAGATACGCAGCGCGGTCACGCCCGATCATCGCGACTATGCGCAGGTCATGGGCGCGGCACCGTCGCTGGGCCAGCAGCCGCCAGCGATCAACACCGCACCCTCGTCGCAACCTGCCGCAGCACCTGTGCCGGGTCGCCCGGCATGGGCGCAGTAACGGGCTGCGCCATGCGCCTTCGTCCGCGCCAGAGCCTCTTCGTGGAGCGCAGCCTTGCTGCGCTCTGCGATCATGGCAACACGCTCAGCATCGCTTCGACCGGCTTCGGCAAGACGATCGCGCTCTCCGCCGTTGTGGCGCGTTCCATCGAGGGCAGCGACGCCAAGGCCTGCATCCTCGCCCATCGCGACGAGCTGACGTCGCAGAACCGCAGCAAGTTTGGTCGGGTCGCGCCCGAGATCACGACCTCGGTCGTCGATGCCGGGAGCAAGGACTGGGCCGGTCAGGCAACATTCGCCATGGTCCCGACGCTGACGCGTCCCGCCAATCTCAAAGCGATGCCCGCGCTTGATCTGCTGGTGATCGACGAAGCACATCATGCCGTCGCTGACAGCCATCGTCGGATCATCGACCACGCGCGTCACGCCAATCCCGACTGCCGGATTTTCGGCGTCACCGCCACGCCGAACCGGGGCGATCGCAAAGGTCTGCGCGAGATTTTCGACAATGTGGGCGACCAGGTCCGGCTGGGTGAACTGATCGCCTCGGGCCATTTGGTGCCGCCCCGCACCTTCATCATCGACGTCGGTGTGCAGAACGAACTGCGGTCTGTCCGCAAGACGATGTCGGATTTTGACATGAACGAGGTGGCGGGCATCATGGACCGTGCCCCGGTCACGGATGAGGTGATCCGTCACTGGAAGGAGAAGGCAGGGGATCGCCCGACCGTCGTCTTCTGCTCCACCGTTGCTCATGCCGAGAACGTCGCCGCAGTGTTCAACGACGCGGACATCGCTGCGGCTGTCATCCATGGCGATCTGGACGGGGCGACCCGGCGCAGGATCCTGGCCGCCTATGCCTCGGGCGAGATCCGGGTGATCGTCAACGTCGCCGTGCTCACGGAAGGCTGGGACCATCCGCCGACCTCCTGCGTCGTGCTGCTGAGGCCGAGTTCATACAAGTCCACCATGATACAGATGATTGGCCGTGGCCTGCGCACGGTCGATCCGGAGGAATACCCGGGCGTCATCAAGACCGACTGCATCGTGCTGGATTTCGGGACGTCGAGCCTGACGCACGGCACGCTGGAACAGGATGTCGACCTGGACGGCCGCGAACCGGTGCCTGGGCCAGCCCCCAGCAAGACTTGCCCGGAATGCGAGGCGGAGATCCCGCTCGCCGTCCCCGAATGCCCATTCTGCGGAGCGGACCTGTCGCGAGAGGGCTCGGCCCCGATCGACGGTTTCATCATGTCCGAGATTGACCTGCTGAAACGCTCCAGTTTCGCATGGGTCGACCTTTTCGGTGACGATGCGGCGCTGATGGCCAACGGGTTCAATGCCTGGGGCGGGATATTTTTCCTTGAGGGCCGCTGGCATGCTGTTGGCGGTGGCAAAGGTCACGCGTCCCGGCTGCTTGGTATGGGTGAACGCACGGTCTGCCTGGCGCAGGCCGACGACTGGCTCAACACCCATGAGACCGACGAGAGCGCCTTCAAATCGAAGAGCTGGTTGAAACAGGCCGCGACCGAGAAGCAGTTGCAATACCTGCCGACGGAATTTCGCTCCGACTATGGCCTCACCCGTTATCGCGCCTCGGCGCTGATGACCTTCAAGTTCAACAAGCGCGAAATCCGCCAACTGGTCGGCCGGGCTGCCCCATCCCTCGGGAGGGCAGCGTGAGCCATGTCGCGCAAATCCCATCCCCGCCCACAGCGGCTTCGGGTCGACCGAGCGTTGATCGCCTCTGGCATCCCCGCCCGCTGCTCTGTGCCGTCTGCATATCCCGCACGCAGGGTTTCGGCTGGTTCGATCCGCACCGGCCACGCGGCAAACGCACGTATCGCTGGTTCTGCTCAATGGGCTGCCAGGCGGCTTTCACACTCAAAGCTCGGAAAGGATTGAGCATGGTCGATTTTACAGAAGAGGAAACCATGGCGCTGCCCGCCGTGATGCGCGCGCTCGGCCCCGAGATGGAGCGGATCGGCTGGGACCGGCCGCTGGGCCAGCTGACCCAGAACGACATGCACCGTCTGATCGTGATCACCGTCGAGGCGTTCCGTGCCGAAATGGCCGAGATCGCTGCCCAGTCGGAGATCCCGTTCTGATGCTGGATTTCAACCCGCGTCCCTCCATGGCCGAGCGGATCAATGCGCTGGTCGACGCCGCCCTTGTTGCCGAACGCGAGGCCACGCCGCCCCGGACCTATCTCGGAGCATCCCGCCTCGGGCATGCCTGCGAACGCGCGCTGCAGTTCGAGTTTGCCGCTGCGCCAAAGGATGAGGGCGCCGATTTCAGCGGTCAAACGTTGCGGATCTTCGCCATCGGCCATCAGCTCGAGGATCTGGCGATCCGCTGGCTGCGTGCGGCCGGAATCGATCTGGTTACCCAAAAGCTGGATGGCGGCCAGTTCGGCTTCTCCGTCGTGGGAGGTCGTATCCGGGGTCATGTCGATGGGATCATCGCTGACGCCCCGGCGGCACTTGGTCTGCGCTCACCCGCGCTCTGGGAATGCAAGACGATGAACGCGAAGAACTGGCGCGCCTGCGTCAAGGATGGGGTGACTGTCTCCAAACCCGTCTATGCCGCCCAGATCGCGATCTACCAGGCCTACATGGAACTTTCGGTGCCGGGGATATCGACGGCTCCTGCGCTGTTTACGGCAATCAACAAGGACACGGCCGAGCTGCACCATGAGCTCGTCCCCTTCGATGCCGATCTCGCGCAGCGCATGTCTGACCGCGCGGTGCGGATCCTGCAGGCCACAGATGCAGGTGATCTGCTGCCCCGCATCGCCGCCAACCGCGACTTCTTCGAATGCCGGTTCTGCGCCCACGCCGAGCGGTGTTGGAGCCTCACGGCATGACTGACGAGCCCACCGATCCATCAGATCCCGACCAGGACACACCCATGCGCGACGACACAACTCCAGATATGCCGACGGAAAACGTTGTACATTTCAATCCCTGGCGCGACTTCAACGACGCGGCTCCGCAAATCGACGTGTTCGGCGACGAGCCCGATCCCGAGCAGATCGCCCAGTTCATGCAAGTCGTCTTCGGATATTGCGATGGTCTGATCCCGGTCCGCAGTTTCATCGACAAGGGTCAGGGCATCGATGGCCGCCCGCATAATATTTGGCTCGATGCCGATCAGTCCGCGCCCGAGAAGATGGCCACCTTCGCAACATGGGCCTCTCGTGAGGGGGCCGCGGTCTACGTGATCCCCGGCACTGTGGCCGCGTCAGGGCAAGCCAAAGCTGCCGAGATTCTGCAGATGCAGACCGTGGTCGTTGATCTCGACACCGGCGACATTGCCGCAAAGCGCGCCCATCTTGAGCGCCACCTCGGTGTCCCGACGATGGTGGTGGAAAGCGGTGGTGTGACGCCGGAGGGCCAGCGCAAGTGCCACGTCTGGTGGGCGTTGACCGAGCCTGCTGAGGGCGATGACATAGCCCGCGTCTGCCGTCTGCGCGGTGACATTGCCGCCAAGGTCGGCGGTGACATGCATTTCCGCTCCTCCCACCAGCCGATCCGGGTTGCAGGCAGTGTCTATTACAAGAACAGCCTCAAGACGCAGGTGCGGATCGTCGAACTCAACGCCGACCGCGAGCGTGATCTGGCCGAGTTCATCGAGGCTGTGACCGACATGCCTCCCGCGCCGGGCATCTCGCTGCAACCCGAGTTCACGCATCCCGACAAACCCGGCATGGACGATGTGCTGGTGACCCCGGTGCGCGAGGGCGCGCAGGACGACTGGTCCCGCTTCGAGGGCGCATCTGCTGCGATCGGGCATTTCATCCGCATGGTCCATGAGGGCCGGATGACAAAAGATGAGGGCTGGGAAGGCATCTGCGGCTACAACGCCGCAATGCTGCGGCCCCAGTGGCCCGTTGATCGGCTCAAGCGCGAGTCCGAGCGGCTCTGGAACCGGCATGTCGAGAAATATGGACCGCCGCTGATCCGATTGAATTCCGGCGCACCGGGGCCGATGGAAATGCCCGCCTTTACGCTCGGCGCGCTGCTGGACGACCAGAGCCCTATGCCGGAGGACATCATCGCGCCCCGCGTGCTGACGCCGGGCGGGCTGCTGGTGCTGGGTGGCGCGCCGAAGGTCAGCAAGAGCGATCTGCTGATCTCCTGGCTCGTTCACATGGCGGCTGGCGTGCCGTTCCTCGGCTTCACGCCACCACGCCCGCAGCGCATTTTCTACCTACAGGCCGAGATCCAGTATCACTACCTGCGCGAACGGCTGAAGCAGATCGCTCTGCCGCCCGACGTGCTAGCCGCCGCCCGCGACACCTTCGTTGCGACGCCGAAGCTCAAGATGCTGCTCGACAACGAGGGCAGCGTGCGGGTTGCCCGCGCCGTACAAACCGCGTTCCCGGATGCACCGCCCGACATCCTCTGCGTCGATCCGATCCGGAACCTGTTCGACGGTGGGCCCGAGGGCGGCGGCGAAAACGACAACACCGCGATGATGTTCTTCCTGAAAGAACGGGTGGAGGTTCTGCGCGACCATATCGACCCCGACTGTGGGGTGATCCTGATCCACCACACCAACAAGCTCAGCAAGCAGCAGGTGAAGGACGATCCTTTCCTCGCGCTCTCCGGCGCCAGCGCGCTGCGCGGGTTCTACACCTCCGGCCTGATCCTGCATCGACCCGACGAGGATTGCTCGCAACGAAAACTGGAGATCGAGCTCAGGAACGGCCCTGCGCTGCCGCCAAAGGTGATCGACAAGGTCGGCGGCCAATGGGTCGAGATCAACCCGATGAACGAGCGGCTGGTGCGCCAGGAGGTCGGCGCGAAGCATGATGCCGAGCGGGACCGCAAGCGCGATGTGATCCTGTCGATCCTGATCGACGAGGCGGCGGAGGGCAAACTCTACACCTCGACCCAGTTCCGCGAGGCGTTCGAGAACCAGCGTGGCCTCGGGAGCCAGTTCACCATCCGCGACCGCATCAACGTGCTGGCCACCAAGGGCGACATCCGCTTCCTGCGCGATGGCACGAGATTCAGCCACTCCGTGGTCCGGTCGCGCTTCGGATACCTCTGCGCCGAAGGCATGGTGTTCGGCCGCAAGGGCCGGGTCGATCCCGAGACCGGAGAGGTCCAAGACAGCGCCATTCCGGTAGTCCCGAGCCACTATAAATCGCCCTCCAACGGGCAGTGCATGGACCTCGAAGATCCTTCCGATTGGTCGATCCGGGAGGAGGAAAATGCCTGATTTTGGCTTGTACGTCCTCTGTTCGACCTCAGGACAAACTTGTTCGTCCTCCGCCGTTGTTCGTCCTCAATTCAATGAAATCAACAACTTGGAGCAAAAAGAGGACGAACATGTTCGACCTCTTGTACGTCCTCTGTTCGTCCTCGAAATCCATATGAATTCAGCATCTTACGCTGATTGGAGGACGAACAATGAAAGCCCCCATACTACGTATGGGGAGGCCAACCGGCAGGTTTGGCCTCTCCTCCCATACGTCGAGGGGTATCCGCGCGCACGGGCTCTGACGCTCCCAGCACGTTCCGATCCGACGACGGCGGCCCGTACCGCCAAGCACATGACCGCCGTCGTCTTCCACCCCCGCAGCCAACCCGAAAAGGAGAGCACGATGGCTGAAGCGACTCTGACCACCAGGATGCAGGAGGCAATCCCCGATCTGCCGCCCGCCTTCCGCGCCGACCGCACATTGCTGGCGCTTGATCTCGGCACGACAACAGGTTGGGCCGTGCATGGCGCCGATGGGTTGATCACCAGCGGCACCGTGTCCTTCCGTCCCGGCCGTTTCGACGGCGGCGGCATGCGTTACCTGCGTTTCAGCAACTGGCTGGGCGAGTTGGACCGGCTGTCCGGGCCCATCGCCGCCATCTGGTTCGAAGAAGTCCGCCGCCACGCGGGCACCGACGCAGCCCATGTCTATGGAGGACTGATGGCCACCCTGACCGCATGGGCCGAGCTGCGCGGCGTGCCCTACGAGGGCGTGCCCGTCGGCACCATCAAGCGGTTCGCCACCGGCAAGGGCAACGCCAACAAGGAGGCCATGATCGCCGCTGCCCGGTCGCGCGGGTTCAGCCCAGCTGACGACAATGAGGCCGATGCCATCGCGATCCTGTTCTGGGCGCTGGAGACAAAGGGGGGCATGCAATGAGCGGTATGCGGTTTGTTCCCAAGGGCTATGGCGGGCATCGCCGCAGCCCCGACGAGGTGAAGCGCGATGGCTGGCAGGCGCAAGGCCTGCTGGCCGTGGCCATCGACGACCACCGCCTGACTTGGCCAGAACGGGAGTTGGTTCGGCAGCTCGGCGAGAAACTGTACGGGCAGTGCCCGCGAGATCGGGAGGTGTCGCAATGACGGACTGGACACCCGAGTTGGTCGAAGAGCGGCTCGCCGAAGCTGCCTTCGTTCTGAAGCGCCTGCCAGAGCCCCGCAGGCAGGGGTATTTCAGCACATGGCCCGAGATGGTTTACAGCTTCGCCGACAAGGTGGGCCAGGAGCCGAAGCCAACGCGCGTGTTGCCCTCGCCGCAGGCGATCAGCCGGATGGAGGAGACGCTGACCTGGACCGCCTGCCTCGAGCCCATCGACGGCAAGATCGTCTGGATGAAGGCGCACGGCGAACGCTGGAAGGAGATCTGCTGGGCGGTCGGTTTGCAGCGCTCTGCCGCCCACCAGCACTGGCAATTCGGAATTTCCGTCATCGCGCTGACCCTCAATAGGCGACGGTTCAACCGCAACATGTCGAAGCGCCGCGTGATCGAACTGGCCGCTGGCGCGTAAGCGCCCGCAGCCACTAGGAAAGTGTCCGGCGGACAGTTTTCGATGAGACAGAAAGCCCGGCTGGGGGTTAGAAAAGGGATATACTCGGGAGAGGCGCGCGCGGGACGGCCCGCGCCGCTGGACCCCGGGGTCCAGAAAGGGATCCAGCCGGGGTCCAATCCGCTAACCCACTGAATTCTTGGTTCCTTCTGGGCCACTTTTGTATGCTGGCGGGCGAAGCGCGCAATATCGCTAGCGACAGGGCGGATTTTTTGGGAAGCCACCCGAGCAGGCATCCACCCGAAATCCGCTGAAAACCACAACAAAACAAATCTTTAGCACCGGACACGCCCTGTGGCCGCTGGACCCTTCGTGGAGTCCAGGCTGGCTGCCGGTGTCCGGTGTCCACCCGATTGAGGCGAACCAACCCGCATGACCCTGAGCTTTGCCCCGGACGCGATTGAGACCTGGCCGCTGGCCCAGCTCCAGCCTTACGCGAACAACGCGAAGGCGCATGGCGCGGACCAGGTCGCGAAGATCGCCGCCAGCATGGCGGAATTCGGCTGGACGGTTCCGTGCCTGGTCGCGGACGACGGCGAGCTGATCGCGGGCCATGGCCGGGTGCTGGCGGCAACCCAGCTCGGGCTGACCGAAGCGCCAGTGATCGTGCTCGGGCATCTGACCGAAGCGCAGCGGCGGGCTTACCGGATCGCGGACAACAAGCTGACCGAACTGGGCACCTGGGACGAGGCGCTGCTGTCTGCGGAACTGAACGACCTGCTGGCGGAGGACTACGATCTGTCTCTGGTCGGTTTTTCCGATGGTGAGTTGGACAAGCTGCTGGCCTATGTGCCGGAGGAGGATGGCGACGAAGGTGGTGCCGGGGGCTCTGTGCCGCCGGTGACCATTCCCGAGCCGCCGCGCAATCCGGCATCGCAAACCGGCGACCTGTGGATCCTCGGCGATCATCGGTTGCTCTGCGGCGATAGCACCAGCGCTGCCGATGTACGCCGCCTGATGAATGGCGAGCGGGCGATCCTGTTCGCGACCGATCCGCCGTACCTCGTCGACTACGACGGCTCGAACCATCCGACACGGAACAAGGATTGGTCGGCGTCTTATGGCACCACCTGGGACGACAGCAGCCAAGGTGCGGAACTGTACGATGGCTTCATCGCCGCTGCAGTGGCTGAGGCAATCGCCGAGAACGCGGCCTGGTATTGCTGGCACGCCTCGCGTCGTCAGGCGATGCTGGAAGCCTGCTGGGAGAAGGCTGGGGCATTCGTTCACCAGCAGATCATCTGGGTGAAAGACCGCGGTGTCCTGACCCGGTCGCACTACCTCTGGAAGCACGAGCCCTGTTTCATGGGCTGGCGCCGCCCCAACCGGCCGCCGAAGGTTGCCGAGGAAACCCTACCGTCGACTTGGGCGCTGCCCAGCTTCGCCAAGGACGACCGGCCCAACCACCCAACGCCGAAACCACTCGACGCCTTCGGGATTCCGATGCGCCAGCATGTGGCGCGGGGCGGTCTCTGCTACGAGCCGTTCTGCGGCTCCGGCTCGCAGATCATGGCGGGCGAGGCCAACGGCCGCCGCGTCTTCGCGATGGAGATCAGCCCGGCTTATGTCGATGTCGCAGTCGAACGCTGGCAGGCCGAAACCGGTCGCGAGGCTATCCTCGATGGGGACGGTCGGACCTTCGCCGAGTCCAAAGCCGAGCGGCTGGGCCAGCCCGCGAACGACGAGGAGGCGGCCGCATGAAGCAATCGCGCGCCATGTCGCTGGTCGAGTCCGTCGCCAATGTGACCGTCGGCTACGGAGTCGCGGTCGCAACCCAGATCGTTGTCTTACCGATTTTCGGGCTGCACACGACTCTGGCGCAGAACCTGAAGATGGGGGCCATCTTCACCATCGTGTCGATCGGCCGTTCCTTCGCCTTGCGGCGGCTGTTCGAGGCGATCCGGGTAAAAGCGACGAAGCCGCCGCTGACAAGGCGACGGCTTCCCTATAGTCGGGACTTCAGGGGCGCGGCGGATCGAAATCAGCGCTCGATACGATAAACCCGTCCCCGGTTCTCAACCTTCTCCGAGGTGATCTCGAGGCCGAGCTTCTTTTTCAGCGCCCCGGCCATCGCGCCGCACACCGTGTGCGATTGCCAGCCCGTCGCTGCCATGATCTCCTCAATGGTCGCGCCGTCCGGCGCGCGCAGCATGGCGATCAGCGTGGCCTGCTTGGTGCCCTCGCGCGGCGTGCGCGTCTTTGGCGCGGCCTCCGGTTCGGTCGGAACGTCCTGCGCGAGAGTGTCGGTCGGCGCGTCCGTCGCGCCCGCAGGCGCGGTGTTCGAGTCCTCGGGCTTGATGCCGATGGCGGCGAGGCCTGCGTCGGTAGCGATTAGCGTGACACCGTGGGCGTCGCCGGTCTCGCGCCAGACGGGCTCGCCCTTGCGCATGTCGGCTTCGACCTCTTCGAGGAAGCCCTTGGTGAGCATCGCGCCGACCACCTTGGCGGCGGCCCCGCCGCGCAGGCTGTCGGGCAGCGGCAGGGCAATGCGGTCCTTGTTCTGGGCCGCGCGGGACAGGATGATCGTCTGGGTCTCGGAAAGCTTGGTCATGGGGTCGTCTCCGTTCTCGGACCGCGACCGTCGCGGTCTTCTACGATCCCAAGCCGCGCAGGGCGCGCGGCCGGAGTTCGGGCGAAGGCCGAGGTCAGATCAGCCCGAGATCCCGCAGGAGTGCTGCAGCATCAGGCGGCCGGTCGGTGGCGACATCGATGGCGATGGTCATGCTGTCGGCGGTGAGGCGCGCGGGAATGTCGGCTTCCTCGCGGAGCGATGCTTCGATCTCGTCGAGAACCGCCGGGATGCGGCTGGTGTCCCAGGGCTCGTTGAGGCCGCGAATGGCGATGCGGATGGTGCTGGTTTCCATGGCGTTGGCTCCTGTCATTCGGCGTGCTCGCCTTCGCTGAAGGCGCTGTCGGTGATGCGCTTCAGGAGGCTTGCGTAATGCTCAAGCGTGCCGACATGGCCCCAATTCACCTCGTCGGGGTGGGCGTCGAAATGGTCGTCGCTCAGGCTCGACAAGCGGGCGAGCATCTCGTCGATCTCGGCCTTTTTGCCGATGAATGCGTTGAGCGCTGCCTCCTTGTTCCGCGCAGCCTTCTCTGCACGCAGTTGGTGGCGGGGTGTGGTGATCAGGTTCAGGCGGGTCATCGCGGTCGCTCCGTGGTGAGTTGCATCGTTTTCGTAGGATCACGTTCGCTCTGGCGCAGAGGCTTATCAACTACATAAGCACATGATTTTGCATGATAATCGGAGCGCGCAATGGAGGGTCTGAGCGAGCGCCAATACGCCGCCCGCGTCGGCCTTTCACGCGGGGCGATCCAGAAGGCCAAGGCCACGGGACGCGTGGTGCTGCACGGCGATGGCAGCATTGACGCGGTGGCCAGCGATACCCTGCGCTCTGAGGCGACCGATCCGTCCAAGACACGGAAAGCACCGCAGCCAAAGCTCAAACCCGTCCCGGAGGCGGCGGTATCTGCCGTAGGCGAAACGCTGCGCGAACAGGGAATGGCAGCCCCGCCTGTCGGCAGCGGCACCACGTTCCTGCAGGCAAAGACGGCCAATGAAGTGCTGAAGGCGCAGGAACGCCGTATCCGGCTGCAAAAGCTGAAGGGCGAGCTGATCGACCGGGCCCGCGCTCTGTCGCTGGTGTTTCGGCTGGCGCGGCAGGAGCGCGACGTCTGGGTGAACTGGCCCGCCCGTGCGGCGGCGTTGATGGCGGCTGATCTGGGTGTGGAGCCCGCAGCAATGCAGAAGGTTCTGGAGAATCATGTCCGTGCCCAGCTCGACGATCTTGCCGAGGTCAAACCCGATCTCCGGTGAAACGGACGACATGCTGGAATTTGACGGCGCTGCGGAAATCCTGCGCGCCTGGGGTGCTGGCCTCACGCCTGATCCGGACCTGACCGTGTCCGAATGGGCAGACAGGCACCGGATGCTTTCGGGCCGCGCCTCTGCAGAACCCGGTAGGTATCGGACGGCCCGCACGCCCTACATGCGCGAGATCATGGACCGGCTGTCGCCCGGCGATCCCACGCAGCGGGTGGTGTTCATGAAGGCCGCGCAGGTCGGCGCGACCGAGGCGGGCAACAACTGGATTGGGTTCGCGATCCACCAGGCGCCGGGACCGATGCTGGCCGTCCAGCCGACGGTCGAACTGGCCAAGCGCAACTCGCGCCAGCGGATCGACCCGCTGATCGACGAGAGCCCGGAATTGCGGGAGCGCGTCAAACCGGCCCGGTCCCGCGACGCGGGCAACACGATGCTGTCGAAGGAATTCGCGGGCGGCATCCTGATCATGACGGGGGCCAACTCGGCGGTCGGGCTTCGGTCCACCCCGGCGCGATACATCTTTCTCGACGAGGTCGACGCCTATCCGGCCTCGGCCGACGAGGAAGGCGACCCGGTCACGTTGGCCGAGGCCCGGTCGCTGACCTTCGCCCACCGGCGCAAGGTGCTGCTGGTCTCGACGCCCACCATCCGGGGGCTCAGCCGGATCGAGCGGGAGTACGAGGCCTCCGACCAGCGCCGGTATTTCGTGCCGTGCCCACATTGCGGCGCGATGCAGTGGCTGAAGTTCGACCGGCTGCGCTGGCAGAAGGGCCGCCCGGAGACGGCGGAATATCACTGCGAGGGCTGCGACGCGGCAATCGCGGAGCACCACAAGACGGCGATGCTGGAGGGGGGCGAATGGCGGGCGACCGCCGTTGCGGCCGATCCGACCACGGTCGGGTATCACCTCTCGGCGCTCTATTCGCCGATCGGCTGGCTGAGCTGGGAGCGCATCGTGCGGGCTTGGGATGCGGCGCAGGGTTCGGATGAAGCGATCAAGGCCTTCCGCAACACGATCCTCGGCGAGACATGGGTCGAGACCGGGGAAGCTCCCGACTGGCAGCGGCTCTACGACCGGCGCGAGCGCTGGACATCCGGCACGGTGCCTGCGGGCGGGCTGTTCCTGACCGCCGGGGCCGACGTTCAGAAAGACCGGATCGAGATCGATGTCTGGGCCTGGGGCCGAGGGCTGGAAAGCTGGCTCGTCGATCATATCGTGATCGAGGGCGGGCCGGACCGGCATGAGGCTTGGGGCGACCTGACAGACCTGCTCGGTCGAACGTGGCCGCATGAACATGGCGCGCATCTGAAGATCGCGCGGCTCGCCATCGACACCGGGTATGAGGCTCCGGCGGTTTATGGCTGGTCGCGTGCTCAGGGGTTTGCGCAGGTGTCGCCAGTAAAGGGCGTCGAAGGGTTCAATAGGGCGAGCCCGGTGTCTGGGCCGACTTATGTGGACGCGACCGAGGGCGGCAAACGTCTGCGCCGCGGCGCACGGCTCTGGACCGTGGCGGTGTCGACTTTCAAGGCCGAGACCTATCGCTTCCTGCGGCTCGAACGGCCGACCGAGGAGGACATCGCAGCCGGGGCGGCGTTCTCGCCTGGCACGGTGCATCTGCCGCATTGGGTCGAGAACGAATGGCTGAAGCAGTTCGTCGCCGAACAGCTGGTTACGGTGCGCACAAAGCGCGGCTTCGCCCGGCTGGAATGGCAGAAACTGCGCGAACGCAACGAGGCGCTGGATTGCCGGGTCTATGCCCGGGCCGCCGCCTGGATCGCGGGCGCGGATCGCTGGACCGACGAGAAATGGCGCGACCTCGAGGATCAGCTTGGGGTCATCGACGCCTCTGCGGATCCGGCGGGGCAGATCAACAGGCAAACGCAGACGTCGCAGGGCAAACGCCGATCCGACTGGCTCGGACGGCGCGGAGGGTGGTTTTGAACATGACGAATTGGACGGAAACCGAACTTTTTGCGCTGCGCCGCGCCTATGCCAGCGGCACGACCCGGGTCAGCTATGACGGAAAATCCGTGGACTATGGCTCGGCCGAGGATCTGCTGGCGCGCATCCGCACCATCGAACGCGCCATCGCCGGGACGACAAATCCATTGCCGATCGCCGGGCTCGCGGGCTTCTCGCGCGGAGATTGCTGATGTCGGCGAACTGGTTTGACCATGCGATTGCCACGGTGGCTCCGCGCGCAGCGGCCCGCCGCGTTCTTGCCAGGCAGGCGTTTGAAACCCTGACGCGGGGCTACGATGGTGCCGCGAAGGGGCGGCACACTGAAGGCTGGCGCGCGCCAGGCACTTCGGCTGACACAGAAGTCGGCGTGGCCGGGGCGCTCTTGCGCGACCGGATGCGCGATCTGGTGCGCAACAACCCGCACGCGGCCAAGGCCGTGGCCGTGCTGGTGAACAACATCATCGGAGCGGGCATCATGCCCCGGGCGGCCAGCGGTAATGACACGCTGGACCGAAAGGTCGATGCACTCTTCGCGCGGTGGTCGGACGCCGCTGACGCGGACGGTCAGCTCGACTTCTATGGACTGCAGACGCTGATCTGCCGCGAGATGGTCGAAGCGGGCGAGGTTTTGGTGCGCCGACGCCTGCGCCGGGCGAGCGACGGCTTGTCTGTCCCGCTGCAATTGCAGGTGCTTGAGGCCGACTTCCTCGACGCCACCAAATCTGGCCCGCTCGGTGCAGGACGCCTGGTGCAGGGGATAGAGTTTGACCCGCTCGGAAAACGTCGGGCTTATTGGTTGCACGCCGAACATCCGGGCGATGCCTATGGCGCGATGCAGAACGGTCTGCAGAGCCGCCCGGTGCCGGCCAGCGAGATCGCCCATGTGTATGAGAAGCAGCGCACACAGGCGCGCGGCGTGCCCTGGGGCGCGCCAGTGATCCGCAGCTTGCGCGATCTTGACGACTATGAGGTTGCCGAACTGGTCCGAAAGAAAACTGAGGCCTGCGTGACCGCCATCGTCTTCGGCGATGACGAGGCGCAGCAGGGCATCGCGCCCTCTGTGGTCGATGCCGATGGCAACCGGGTCGAGCAGTTCGAACCGGGCCTTATCGCCTATGCGCGCGGGGGCAAGGATATCCGGTTCAACCAGCCCTCCGCCACCGGCGGCTACGGCGAATACAAGCGGGCCAGCCTGCACACCATCTCGGCGGGCTTCCGGGTGCCCTACGAGCTGCTGACCGGCGATCTCAGCCAGGTCAACTATTCCTCGATCCGGGCGGGGCTCGTGGAGTTCCGCCGCCAGATCGACGCCGTGCAGTGGCAGCTGTTCATCCCGATGTTCTGCGCGCCCGTCTGGCGCTGGTTCACCGAGGCCGCGTGGGCCGCAGGGCAGATCCCATCGCCGGACGTACCGGTCGAATGGTCGCCGCCCAAGTTCGAAGCGGTCGATCCGCAGAAGGACGCAATGGCGAACCTGCTGTCGATCCGCTCCGGCACCATGACGTTGGCCGAGGTAATCGCCCGGCAGGGGCGCAACCCTGACGCCGTGCTGGCGGAAATCGCCGCCACAAACGCCAAGCTCGATGCACTCGGGCTGGTGCTCGACAGCGATCCGCGCCGCGTCACCAAGACCGGCAGCGCACAGACCAGCGATCCGGCGAATGATCCGGCCAATGACCCGGCGAGCGATCCGGAAGACGACTCCAATACGGACCCGGCGCGGCCCGACTCCGACGAACAGGACTGACCAACATGGACACGATGATCGAATTACCGGCCCTGCGCCGGTCGGCGGAGCTTGCGCCAAACTCAGCTGATACTGACGCCCGCACCGTTGAGGTGATCTGGTCGGCGGGCGCGCGTGTTCGCCGGTCGACGCTGTTTGGCGAGCCCTATGACGAAGAGCTGAGCCTCGACCCGACCCATGTGCGGCTGGATCGGCTGAATGCGGGCGCGCCATTTCTGAAGGTGCATGAGATCGATACGCTGGATGCCGTGATAGGCTCGGTGGTTCCGGGCTCGGCGCGTATTGAAAACGGCCGGGGCATTGCGCAGGTCCGGATCAGCGAGCGCGCCGACGTCGAACCGATCTGGCGCGATATCCAGGCGGGCCACATCCGCGCGGTCTCCATCGGCTACCAGGTTCACCGCTTCGAGGTCTCGAAACCCGAAGCGGCCCGCGAGCTTTGGCGCGCGGTGGACTGGACGCCCTTCGAGGTCTCCGCCGTGCCCGTTGGCGCGGACCCTGCCGCGGGGTTCCGCGCCCAATCCCCACTTCACGACTGCGTCCTCCATCGCCGGGACGTCCCAGCCACCCAAACAGGAGCCATCCCGATGACGGACAAACCCAACGCCCCGGCCGCAGAGGCCAAAGATCAGCCCAGCGACCCAATCGCGACCGAGGACACTACCATGACTGAACCGAAGACGCCTGTGGCCGAACCGAAAGCTGTTGCCAGCGAAACCCGCACCCAACCGAAGGCGCAGAAGCCCGATGCCCCCGTTGTGCCTGACACTGAAGCCGTCGCAACTCGCGCCCGTGAAACGGAACGCGACCGCGTGTCCACAATCTACGATCTGGCGGGACGCCTGAACCTCGAGCGCGGCTTTGCCGAGGATCTAGTCAAACGCGGCACCGACGTCGGTGAGGCTCGGCGTCTGATCCTCGATCAGGTCGCCGCCAAATCCGAGGAAACCCGCACCTTCAGCCAGGTTTCGATCCCGCTTGGTGGCCGCGATGAGCAGGTCACCCGCCGCGAAGCCGTCGCAAATGCACTGTTGCACCGCTACAGCCCGACGCTCTTCTCTCTGGAAGATGCCGCCCGCCAGTATCGCGGCATGACGCTCATGGAACTGGCCCGGGAAAGCCTCGGCAATGCCGGGGTCAACACGCGCGGTCTGTCTCGCGACGAGGTGGCAACGCGGGCGCTACATTCGACGTCCGACTTCCCCGAGATCCTGTCGGCGGTGACCAACAAGACGCTTCGGCAGGCCTATGATGCCTATCCCCGGACCTTCATGCTGTTCTGTCGCCAGGTGCTGGCCACTGATTTCAAGGCGATGCACCGGGTGCAGCTCGGCGAAGCCCCGCAGCTGCTCGAGGTCGGCGAAAGCGGCGAGTTCAAGCGCGGCACGCTCGGGGAGTCGAAGGAGAGCTACAAGGTCAAGACCTATGGCCGGGTGGTCGCGATCACCCGCCAGACGCTGATCAACGACGATCTCGACGCCTTCACCCGGATCCCGGCGATGTACGGCAATTCCATCGCGCAACTGGAGAGCGACGTGGTCTGGGGCATCATCACCGCCAACCCGGCGATGGCCGATGGCAACGCCCTGTTCCACACCACCCACAAGAACCTCGCGGGCACCGGGGCGGCCCTGGCCGTCGAGGCGGTGGGTGCCGCCCGCGCGGCGATGGCCAAGCAGACGGGTCTCGACAAGAAGACGGTGCTGAACGTTCGCCCCGCTTTCCTGATCGTGCCCGCCTCGCTGGAACTGAAGGCCGAGCAGATGGTCGCCCAGAACCTTGTGCCCGCCGCAATTTCCAACGTCGTGCCACAGTCGATCCGAACGCTGGCCTCGATCACGGAGCCCCGGCTTGATGCCGTGAGCGAGACCGCTTGGTATCTGGCGGCCAGCCCAAACCAGATCGACACCATCGAATACGCCTATCTTGAGGGTCAGCAGGGCGCCTACATCGAAACCCGCAATGGCTTCGATGTCGACGGTGTCGAGATCAAGTGCCGCCTCGACTTTGGCGCCAAGGCCATCGACTGGCGCGGCCTCTACAAGAACCCGGGCGCATAACCGGGGCCATCGCTGACATCTCACCTCTGACGGGCGGTCCAATCGGGCCGCCCGTTCCTGTTTGCAAAGGAACCCACAATGAAAAACTACGTCCAGCCCGGCAACACCATCACCCTGACCGCGCCTTATGCCGTGACATCCGGCGACGGCTTTCTCGTCGGCTCCATCTTCGGCGTGGCCGCCGGGGATGCCGCCAATGCCGAAACGGTCGAGACCACGCTCGTCGGCATCTTCGATCTGAACAAGGTCGCGTCTCAAGCGTGGTCTGCCGGTGACAAGGTCTATTGGGACAACACCAACAAGGAAGCCACCAAGACCGCCACGGCGAACACGCTCATCGGTGTGGCCACCGAAGCTGTTGCGGGCGGTGCGGGCGACGTGATCGGCCGCGTGCGCCTGAACGCGAGCTTCTAATGACGGCGTTTGCCGCCGTCGTTGATGCGCTGTTCGCGGATCCCAACATCGGGCGAGAGGCGTTCTACACCTCCGAGGGCGGCGCGCCCGTGCTGGTGCGCATCGTCTCCCGGCAGGCCGATGCGATCACCGACTTCGGCGACGCGCGGCTCTGGTCGGAAACGACCCGCATCGACTTGCGCGTGGCGGAGGTATTCAACCCACGGCCGGGCGATCGTTTGGAAATGGACGGCGAGGCCTACCTCATTCTGGGTGAGCCGGTGCGGGATCGCGAGCGGCTGGTCTGGACCGTGGATCTGCGTCCGGCATGAAGCTTAAGCTCGACATCGATCCCGACATCGTGGCCATGATGGCCGCCGAGGTCGCGGCGGGCGAACGTGCGGTGACCGCTGCCATGCGCGAGGCCGGGACCGGGCTCAAGACTGCCTGGCGCACACAGATCACCGGCGCGGGGCTCGGGCGACGGCTTGCCATCTCGATCCGTAGCCAGAACTTCCCGCGGTCGGGCGAAAGCCTCGATGCCGCCGCGCTGGTCTGGTCCAAGGCCCCAGTGATCGTCAATGCTCACGATACCGGCCCGCTGATCCGCTCAAAGGATGGCTTCTGGCTGGCAATCCCGCTGCCCGCCGCAGGCAAATCCACACGCGGTGGTAGGATCACCCCCGGTGAATGGGAGCGGCGGCGTGGTTTGCGCCTTCGGTTCGTCTATCGCCGCACAGGGCCAAGCCTGCTGGTGGCGGAGGGGCGGCTGAACACAAAGGGTCAGGCCGTGGTGTCCCGCTCGAAGACCGGGCGTGGCAAAGTCACAGCGCCGATCTTCCTGCTGGTGCCGCAGGTCAAGTTGCCGAAGCGGCTAAACCTCGACCGGGACGCTGAACGGGCGCTGGATAGCGTGCCGGGGCTGATCGTGGCGAACTGGGTGGAATTCAAAACGCGGTGATGCCGCAATGCGGGACCAAGCCGCCATGCTAAAAACACATGGGCTGATCTCTGAGTATCTCATTGATGGGCTCCTGCTACACCTTGTTTTTTCGGGGGGAGAAGATCAATCCATTACTATCGTAGATTTGTAATATAATAGATAATCACTGCATAGTTATTGGCCATTGAATCACAGTTTTCTCTGCGATTTGCTTTGTAGCTTCTGAATGAAGAATACATGAGCAAAGTCTCTTTTAATTTGACGCGCCGTCGCGACATCTTTCATGCCTATCCCAACACCAATAGGGTTAATAATTATGGGAGAAGGCAGATTGGATGCGATTGCGGTTAGGATCGCCTTTCCGACGCTCGGCTCAACCTCTTTCACGAGTCTCCAAATGTCGTTCGATAGGTCTTTACCAATCTTTTCAACATCCAACTCAGAGCTCACGCATCTCTCTAAAAAGGCTCGAAATTCCTTGGCGGTTCTATCCGATCGAAGTTCCAAAACCGCATCCCAAGGGACTGACGTCAAATCAGGAAATAGAAGTGGCTCATCAAAGAGATCGATCAGATTATCAGCAGGCTGTTTCGACAAGTTGCCTAACGCCCTACCTACAATATCAGAATAGCTTGCCATCGTGCCCAAGCCTTCGCATCGGGCATACTCGTTAAGTCCAATATCGGCTTGCAAATCACCGACGATTTCTTTTACTTCATCGAGTTTGAAATCGTAACTGTCCGCGTTTAGACCTTTCTTTCGACGAACTTCGCTGTAAGCGAAGTCGCCAATAGCTTTTGAGGTTGCCTCATCGACAAAAGCGTACCGAGTTCTCTCAAGCTTTCCCGCATCATCGACATAGTCCCACATATCAATAAAGATGCTTGAAAAACGAGTGTCATTTCCCAGCGCTCGTGCCAGTTCGTAGTTTTCTTGCTTAAGTGCACATGCCGCCAAGAAATGACCAACAGAATCGAACTCACCCTCACCGATAGGTGCGCCGAAACGGTTAAATACCACGTGATCGCAGGTAAGCGCATAACGCTTTAACAGGCTATCGAAAGAAATCCCATCTCGCATGAAATTATAAAGATTTGGCATCGAAGACAAGAATTTCAC